TTTTTGGAATAAAGCCAGAAAAGGTACTCTCATATCCAAAGGTAGATATGACCTATAAATGAGAGTGTTTGTAATAATACATTCCGGTTCCTCTTAAAATTAAGCCAAAATTATGTTTCCAGTCCAACTGGAAACATACAAAATGCTTAATTTCTAGTTGGAACCGACGATAGATAAACTACCGTGACGTGGGCTTTCACGTCGTCCTTGGAATTATACTCGTCACGAGATTTGGCTAGTTACTGTGCCAGCTCACATTTGTGATTTAAAGTTTCACAAAACTATGCAGGGGGAATGCCTTCCAAGTACACAATTGGTGCACCCACAAACATTCCCAAATTGAAATCCTCACCAGCAGCGCAGTACAAGCCTGCATGTCTACGTTCAGTTGATTGCCCAAAGAAAGTAAATGCTTGTTTCCAACAGGGTTTAAATTGGGTTTCCTGATCTGCTTCGAATCTAGTTAGAGACCGTGCATGCAAAAACCGACGCGTGGTGTAGAACGGAACTTCAAAGCTATTTACTGGCTCAACGCCAGAAACAATCAATTGACCTCCTTCCTGCAAAGTACCACCTTCGTCAAAACCTACAAGAAAATCTTTCATTCCTTGATTGGTGGCAAAGTCTGCAGCAACTTCTACTATGTTAGCAGGAGTACAACCTGAATAACGAGAAATGGAAATTGGAAGGTAAGTGGAATTACAGCAAGATGCTCCATTTGTGGTTTTCCATCGTACAGAACCACGCCAAGCAACATAACCAGCGGAAATGAACCTCAGCGGACACATGTATCCGTAAGCATACGCTTTTGTGTTAACAAGACGTGTAACAGTTGAAGCCAAATTCGAATATCTGGCATAACCAGGATCAATGGGAAAACTCGATCGTTGAATGATAGCAGAATTTGAGGCAGGAAAAACACCGCCTGCGCCACTAAGAGTAACAAGCTCAACCATTGTATAGCGCTTAAGTAAAGTGCGAAATGATCGAACAGTTTCTCCCATAAACACATCATTAGTGTGAGATGTAAGTGAACCCAAATCAGCCAAAACGCCAGCAGAAGAAGCACCTTCAGCCATATTTGCGTCTCCAGAAGGTACCGCAGACACAGGAATTTCTGCAGATTGAGGAACGTTCACATCACTATTAGTCATGAAACGCAAGCGTGCCATTGGTCTAGAAGTAGGACAAGCAACTTCGAAGTCTGGTCCAGCTCGCATTGACACTACCACATAACAATCATCAGTGGAGACACTAGGATTAGCAAGTTCATTCATCACATAAACACCCAAAACACCATTACCAGCAGTACTAGTTGAAGAATTGTATAGAAGTGGTGTAGGAGCAAACATTGGACCTATGCCAGAGTAAAAACAATTTTCTCTGTAGGATGAAGATTGACCCCATCCAACTGTCACTTCAAAATCTTGAACTTCTGAAATGTCAACTACCGTCTGATAGCCCAAGTTATACTCAGGAGTTATCCGAGAAGGGTCGTTTGCGGATACTTCTATCTCAGGATCGTACACTATCCGGAGCCGCCCCTTATGCAATGCACTGCAGACAACTTGGAACCTGTAGATGATAGACCCCCTCCAAAATTGGAAAGGAGTAACAGCAAAACAAGATGCGGTCATGTTAATCTTTGGATCATTCAAACCACTCGCATTGTAAATGACATACTGACCAGGATCAACAATAGAATTCCACAAAATAGTACCAGCGGGAGAAGAACTTCCAGAGGTCCAAACAAAGCTTGTAAGATAACTTTCAGTTCCTGCAATGTGGGCTATGTCCATTTCATCCTTTGAACCTAACCCAAAAGCCCTAGGATCAATTGTAAGTTCTTGTTTGGGATCCAAAGTCAACTTGTGACTATCATCCTTACCACCAGAAGTTGCCATATCGTGCACACACTTTGGAACAATTGTTGTGCGATCAAGTTCTAACGGTTTGCTAAAACCAAATAAAGCAGCAATGGCAGACGTGGCAGACGCAGCCAGAGAAGTCGCTCTCGCATAGGGTCCTATCGCAGGCGCAGTCGACAAGCGGTTCATCATAGAAGCAAAATTTGATGCTTTAACAGAGAACACTTTGTTAGAATACTCATCAGACTGAGGGGCAATGCCATCAACATTGCAAGTTGTGGGCCCAGATAAGACAACGTCAGATGCCCAAACAAGAATCGTGATGTTGACGTCAGTTGTCCCACCATTGGCATGGCGAAGAGGTGTGACAGCGACAAGATCCATATTACCCATTGCATCGAATTCACCAAGAGGTAAATCCAATGCGTTATTGTGCCACAAAAAAGGAAGTTCCATATCACCGCCCTGACTCGTAGTGGGATTGAGCCAAAGATGAGGTTTCTGCGAATTATTAACCAAATTTTGTATGGGTGCAGGGTTTATACCTTGAGCCCTACCAACATCATCATATTCGGGCAAAGGAGTGTAAAAGATAATCGCTCGACCATAATGCAATGGTGATCCGTTAAGCAAAACGCGTACATGCAACTTCGCTCTCAACAATTTAAAATTGGAGATACGATTAGACACACGCGTATTGCGAAAGTACGTTGCCCACGGGTTGAAATTCGAAAGCAATATGCCTGGACCATTCCCAACCTGCCACTTAAGAGAAGAGCACAGCACTGGTCTGGAAAAGAAATTATTCAAATCCAGATCATTCTCTATAGTTTCAGTATGCACATCATCATAAGATGATTCTACCTGGACTGTTGCTCCAGGTGAATAATCGTGAAAAGTAACATTTTGGGTCGTCAAACTCTTCATTGTCAACAATTCATGGGACTGAGGAACAACAAAATGGGAAAACCACTGTTCACGCACACGAGGGACCCTTTGAATCGGAGACGGGGGAGGTGGTGGAGGTAAATGCTGATGAAAATCTTGACAGCACTCATGTGATTGGGGGACTAACGGGTCCCCTGTAGAGAAAACAACTTCCTCTTCCGGTGTATTCGACATGCGAGCTCGCAAAGGTGCAAGCATGTCATAGAGAGCATAAGCAGTAGTCACCATTATTAACAATGAAATACCACTCGCAACACAATCTATCGCGCCATCCAGCGCTGAAGGACAATTATAGACCTCCTCTTGGTCTTGGGCCCCTTTATGACTTTGCGAAGGGGAAAAACGCCTATGATTTACAGGATTGTTTTGTACAATTTTTATAGAAATGTGAAACTATACATATGTATCAATGCAGAATACACACATGAAAATAAGGAGAATCCACTTGCATTATTGTAACTATTCTACCTCTGAAGATATTTTTCCTTCCAGTGCTCAACTCGCTCTTCAAACGAAATGTCAAGCACAGACAAAGGGATATTGGCTCTTTCACAAACTTCCTTCATCTCTTCCCTGCGCTTTTCATAGTGATCTTTGCCAAAGGCGAACCACTCATGCATAGCGCTCTCGACACAGCTTGCAGCAACCTCAACAGGTGATGCGGACTTGGACTTCAAATTACAATGCAAACTCTTAAAGATTGAATTTTCATCAAGTTTACCAATATTACGACTAATCTGTGGTATATAATTACTCTTTCTCTTCAAGAAATCTACGTCTTCCACATTCATGAAAGTGCAAGAAGAAGTCCCTTTGTCAGGCAATGTGATTTTCATACTATGGCGGGCCAAGAAATCACGATACACTTCAAAATTAAAGCGATCATGATACTCCTTTTTCAAACTACCTACGAAATCATCACCATAAGTCATGCAAGCCATTGTCTCCCTGAAGTCCTCCACCTCAGGGACAGCGTCAAATAAACCCATTCGAACGTAAAGTGAACCAGCAGTACTGTTAATGTTCACAGTTATGTTATTTCCGGACGTGTTCATGTTGAACGCCATCAACAAAACACCGTTGTAATCCAAAAGAGGATGTGCGATGTCGTTGACCATCATTTTCATGATGTTCAAATCTTCCTCATCGTATTTCGCAGTCCTAGCAATTTCTATGTACATGCCTAATACCGCAATCACCACCTGAGAACTCATTCGAACATCGTATTTGCTGTAATCCCACGCTAGGACACCTTCGTTTGAATCATAAGAAAATGCATGATCAATTAGCGCTTCCCAATCGGTGCTGAAAGAATTCAATCCCACAGCACACTCGGTAAGCACTGGATTTCCACACAAAAACCTCATTATCGGAAGAAAATAACGACGAATGTGCAAACTCATTGCCACTGGGGCAGCCTGAAACACTCGTACTTTTTCACTCTCCAATTTTGTAGGTTCGTCTTTAAGAGTAGCTGAACACACAGGATACGCTCTATCACCGTGCTTCCAACATTCAAACATTCTCTCATATTCGTCAACAACTTCTGGTGCTGGTAATCTATCAACAAGTACACCATCTTCAAGGATATCAGTAAACCACTTATTCTTAGGACCAAAAACGGGAAATCCCATTCCGGTACTCATAGGCAAAGGGTCTAAAAACCGTTTCCGTGGCACACCCATAATAGACTCACGCATCGAGAGAGGACTTAAACGCAAATTACATGCCTGTGCCTCCTGCAAAACTGGTTGCAACCAATCCTCACACGCTCGAGCCAACAAAGTGGGCTTGAACATTAAAGGAGGATTGGCGATGTGCTCGAGAGTTGCATTGTAGGCTCTCCAATTGGGAAGTAGTTTTGGAGCACCCCATTTATTAGGTACACCGCACACTTCCTCTATATGTGGTGACAAAATACTGGTCGTCACAGTAGAGCGTTGAACAGTGCGCAATTGTGTAGATCCGTAAATCTCAACACAATCATTCATAGTCATCTTAGCAGCCATGCAATTGGGGTGCACTCTATCATTCACCAAAACTGTCTTGTTGTATTGCAAGCGTGGTAACTCTGCAGCGTTAGCAGAAACGACCACGTTAGGCAAATTTTCCAACAAAGCCAATAGGCGTTGATAGTCAGGTAAAGATAAAGTCTGCATAACTCCTGTTCCAGTTAGATTCCCACCCATATGGAAACCTATCAAAACAGGTCGTTTTGTGATGCTCACAAGACATCCCATACACGAACCAACTTTCGCAAGAGTGGTTCTGTATGAGCCACCCTCAAACTCCATACTACTGTGTTTCACAGGGCCCATCTTGACCTCAACTCTCTCAGCCGTGAACGTATTAGGTTCGCCAGGATGATGCTCGTTATTGCACACAATGATGTCAGACAACACTCGTCCAGTTGGTGAATTGGTGGGAAACCACTTAGTTACATCCCGAAGATCGGGACAGTTTGGCACAAAAGCGCATGTTAAATCCATATCAGGAGGTCGAATGCACGAAGCTTCATCGACCACAAAAGTAAACACACCACCTGGTGATCCATGTCTTCTAACTTCGACTGTCAAAGTTTCAGTTGGAACCCCATTCATGTCTGCTTCAGGATACCAAACATGCTGAGGAAACAAAGCAACACTCTTTCTTGGAAAGAAGATATTACACCGGGTTGCTGTTCCATCATCTCTTGTAAAAGTAGCCCAAAACAAATTTCTTCTGGTCAACGAATCAACCAATTGTTTGCTCGTGGCTGTAGAAGTATGAGGTTGTGGATGAACATTGAAACCAAGCTTTTGAATGTAATAGCCCATCCACCCTGGATGATCATCTTTCGGTTCACCCGCATGTGGAACATGGGGACTTTGCACATACCAATCGTGGAACATTTTTAAACCTAGGCCTATAATAGCAATACCGAGAGTAGCCATTTCGGACATAGAAGCCTTGGGTTCAATTGAAGCTGTAATAGCATCTCGCCTAGCCAAAAACTCACGCGTTTCCTCTTGTGTTCGCGTCCAATAGTGTGCATAAAGAGACAAATTAATCATCCCTAGTGACACACATGGCATTGCAACGGAATGCAATGGGGCTTTACCGCGATAAACAGCAAGACCGCTTACTGCTAAAGAAGCAGCAGTGATCCTCCATAGCCACTTGAAATGTGATTTTAGGTCATAATAAGCAGCACGTCGACCCCAAATTCGTATATATCTTTGCATCGCTGGTAGACGTATCACGCTATTGGGAACCATGGAAAAAATCCAAGGCGTGGCGTGAATGTCTAGATTCATTCGAACTTCGTTCGCAAGCTCTCGCGTGATCATATCCTGAATAGGACGATAACCAAGCAATCTCCACATCCAATTCATAGGCACAACCCATGACTTAATGTAAGATTTCACGGAATCAACAACTATAGTGTTAACAGCGCGCGTTAATTCATTGGAATTTGGAATGAATTCATCACATTTGCAACACTTCCCCTCATTTGAACAAACCGAGCAGATACATTGGCACAGTGATTGAGGTAGACAACACTTAGGGCACATCCCAAGATTCTCGAAATCACTGACACGTTTCATCACATTGACTTGGTTGCGTTTGTGTTTCTTTGATAGATACACTACTGCTTTCAAGTATTGTAACAGTGACATATCAACGGCATCAACTAAAGCTCCTTGTTCATTCGGTACTTTCACTGGCACAAAGTGGTAGGTGAAACCAGTAGGGTGCTTAGAAGTCACGCATTCCATCAAATCCAAATTCCATACATCCAACGTGAGCGGGGCATCTTCAAGATCAGGATGACTAGCATCGAGCGAAACTCCACCGGGCAAACAATACTTCGGCTTAACTTTCACTCTCACATGATAGAACCGTCTCAAAATAGACTCTGGACAATTACTGTAATGGCGAGCACCATAGTCCTCCAAGTTAGAAGTCATGACACCACACTTGAAATTAATGAAAACAACTCCCTTAGCATTCAATTCAGCTTTCACAGCCTGAGCTGCAACATTGTTAAAGAACTTGATAATTACGTCAGTGGGAGACCTCTCGACAAAGTCAGGCTTTCCATTTCCAATATCATCCATAAACAAACCAAGAATATCTGACGAATACGTTGAATCGTACTTGTCAAACATGTCCTTTGTCAAAATCAATTTGGGGTCAAAAGCGTACCCCATGGCATTCAAAGACGTTTTCATTGTCAATTGTGCAAGAGTGGACTTGCCCACACCAGTTGGACCAGTTAGTCCAAAACCTATTGGTGACTCACGAATGCTTGTATTCCGGTGTTTTGCAACAACTTTCTGTTTCAAAGACATGAGCGTCGCATAACGAGTTTGCATCCAAGCAGCTGTTGGTCCGTCAGTTTTAACGGCTTTCAATTCACAACATCGGATTATGCACCCATCAAGGCGCTTTTCAAATTCATGAATGTCCTTACAAGCTCCTGGTATGCGATCATCAAAATTTCCTGCTATGGCAAAATCACCATTTGCATTCAACCAATCGTATTCGTCGTTGAAGGCTTTCATTGTTGCATCATCGTACAAAATAGGTGCTAAAGACCCAGTGGCGACAATTTCACTGCCCGTATCTGCAATCCATTGGAAAGTTCTCAATATCGCATCAATCACATCAACTGCTTTAGCTTGTTCTTTCATTGCTTCTATCTGCATAAGTTTAAACCCAAAAGGGTTCCACTCAAATTTCCGATCTTGCATGTTCAAAACAGGCAAAGTCATTGCAGCAGAAATCAAATATTTCACTTTACCAAAAACAGTGTTAGTTTTCAATGTCTCCCATCGAGATACAATCATCTTCGCATTCCACGCGTGAGGTATTACCTCATCCAACTCCGCAGAGTTAGGACCTTTTTCAGCCAAACCTATAATCGACTGAACTATCTCATTAGCAAACTCACACACACTCCTATCAAAATTCATCTTGATATAAGCTAGAGTGGCAACAAAACAATCCATCAACGTTTCAGCTCGACACATTTGGTAGGCATAGATACAAATATTCTCAAAATGGTGCATCCACTTGTCAGCAACACCTCCTTTTGGAAGCTGCTTTGGGAGGCGTTGTATTATTTCAACAACACTCTCCGGTATTTCAGTTCCCTCTTCAACAGGGAACTTGTCAAGAAGTTCTTGTGGATCAGTACAATTGGAAATCAATTCCTCTTGTTCTAATCTGATATCACCATCATCACAGTCACTCTCAACAGTATCTTCATCGGCATGGGGAACAATTTTGTCCCGCAATCGCTTTTGTCCTGCGACTCTTTTCCTTGCTTCTTTTATGTTAAATCGCTTAGACGTCACTACATGCGAGGACATTGGCCTCAAGCAAACATCCTCATTCAACTCAATATCCTCCACTTGTGATTCCAAACACAATGGAGGCTTCTTTTCCTTCCTCCTCTTTTTCTTCTCGACCAACTTCCAATCCGAAAAGATTTCTTCTAATGATTCAAGACTCACTTCTCCACTAGGCGAACGCCTGTGGTAAGTGAAAATGCCACGTGGACATTCTCGAAACTCATGTTCCAAATACTCCAACGAGCATTCGTCAAAACTACAAGTTCGAGTCTTCACATCAAAAATACTTCTCAATGGAATCGCATCATCCGATGCTAAGGAGTTTTGAGTGCTCCCCACACTACGACCTTCAAAAGACATTACTGTGTTCTGAAGTAGACTATCGGTATCAAAGTTTTGTTCCAACGGGAACGAGGCGACCTGGTTTATTTTCTTGGTTGGGTCAACTCCAAGTTGAGTCTTACTAGATACTATTAAGAAATCGTCATTGCAAGCCTCTGAGGAAGAGTTCATGGTTGAACTGTAGCACCAATCGTGGAAGCTACTTCACTACCCAGCACATAAAGTACTGCTGGGTGTACATAAAAGGCCTTGGTCATTTCTAAGGTCATTAAGAAATGCTTAGTTTTACTAAACTAAGATAAAATTGTCATCAATACCATAAAGGTAGCCGAATCGCGTCCCAGACACATACGGCGTTTTTCTTAGTATCAAGCTAGATACTCTCCTAAAATGACAAGGGAGTGTACTACAAAAAGTTGTAGGTAGCAAAGAAAGGGTAAATTTTCGCAAAAGCCGGCAATTTAAAGCCGAGAAAAAGGTGATAATTACAAACAAAACATCGTCTAAACGACGATGGCTTATTTTTAACGCAACTAAACACAATACTGACTGCAAGTCCAAAAGGACTTGCAGCCA